ACGAAGACAACCCGCGCCTGTTCGACGGCCGGCATTGGACGCCGGAGGGCCTCAACTACATCGCCAGGCTCAACGCGCTGACCGGCGCGCGCTTGCAGCGGCTGCGCTTCGGGCGCTGGGTGCAGGCCGAGGGCACGGTCTACGACTTCGACCAGACGCTGCACCTGGTGGACCGTTTCGAGGTCCCGCGCGCGTGGCGTCGCATTCTTTCCATCGACTTCGGCTACACCCATCCGTTCACGGCGCAATGGTGGGCCATCGACGGCGACGGCCGGATGTACCTGTATCGCGAGATTTACATGACGCATCGGCTGGTCAGGGATCACGCGCAGCAGATCAAAGCCTTGAGCGCCGGCGAGCGGATCAGCGCGGCGGTTTCCGATCACGATGCCGAAGACCGCGCCACGTTGGACGATGCCGGCATCCCCACCGTGCCGGCGTGGAAAGCGATCAAGCCCGGCATCGAAGCGGTGCAGGATCGTTTGCGCAAGGCCGGCGACGGCAAGCCCCGCCTGTTCGTGCTGCGCGATTCGCTCGTCGAGCGCGACCCGGCGCTGGGCAAGAAGCCGGCCTCCATCGTCGAGGAGTTCGACGCCTACGTGTGGCCGAAGAACGACAAGGAAGAGCCGGTGAAGGAGTACGACCACGGCATGGACGCCATGCGCTACGCCGTGGCGTTCGTGGACGGCCTGGCCGTGGAAGAGCGCGCGGCGCTCCTCTACGACGAGTCGATCCGCGTCGATATAGGGTATTGAGGTGAAGACGAATGGGCATTCGAGAAGCCGTTAACCGTAAGATTTGGGAGAGCATGGTGCCGCGAGACGTGCAGAAACTCGTCGAGGCCATCGGCGCCGGCATGCAGCTCGTAGAGCCTGGCTGGGCCACGCTGGCCGGCGCCAACGAAGAGCACGAGATCGACCCGGCGCTGCGCGAAGAAGCGATCAAAGCGAGTTATTACTATTGGCAATTGGACCCGCTCATGGGCAACGCGGTCCGGCTGATCAAGGACTACACCTTTGGCCGCGGGATCACCTGGGACGCGCAGGACCCCGAAACCGAGAAGGCGCTCAACCGCTTTTGGGACGACCGCGACAACGGCATCTTGAACAAGGCCGAGGGGCAGTGGCAATTGTCGGAGCGACTACAGCTCGCCGGCGAAGTGTTCGAGATCTTCTTCGTCAATCGCCTGACGGGCGCCGTCAAAATGCGGGTCGTCGAGCCGGAAGAAATTACCCAGATCATCACCGACCCAGACGACAAGTCAAAGGTGCTGTATTACGAACGCAAATGGGCGCGGCGCACGTTCAGTTGGGATAGCAAGCAGTGGGCCGGCAGCGAATTGGTAACCGACTACATCCCAAGCTGGGATAACCCGGATGCGTCTCACGCCACCGTCGGCGATCAGTACACCTATGTGTGCATGCACCACGTTAAGATCAATTCGCACGGCACGCGCGGCGTATCGCTCTATCTTCGCGTCATCGCGTGGGTGAAGGCCTACAAGGGGTTCATGGAAGATCGCGCCACGATCACCCTTGCGGCAGCGACGTTTGCCTTCAAGCAAAAGATCGTCGGTAGCGCTGCGGCCGTCGCACGCATGGCGTCCAAGTGGCTGGGCGTCAACCCAACCCAGCGCTATGGCGGCACGGGCGGCAAAGAGCGCACCGATGCCGCCCAAACGCTCATCGAAAACAACAACGTCAGCCTGGAGCAAATGCAGTTTGACACGCGGGCGTCTGAATCCTATATGGACGGCCGCATATTGCGCCAGCAAGTCGCCGCCGGCACGGGCATCACCGAACAGAACCTGACCGGCGACCCGAGTGTCTCGAACTTAGCATCGGCGACGCAGATGGAAGGGCCAATGCAAAAAATGTTCGAGAGCTGGCAGCAACTCTGGCGCGACGAGATCGTGGACATCTTCCGCTTCGTGGTGGATCAGGCGGAAAAGGCCGGGTTCATCCAGCCGCCGGAAGACCCATGGACCGGGGTGAGTTTCCCGCCTATCGTGACGAAGGATTTGCAGGTCGTGATCGGCGCAATCGCCAGCCTTGTGTCGGCTCAAACCGCAGCCGGCAAGCAATACGTCCCGGATCGGCGCCTGGCCAAGTACGCGCTTGAGGCCTTCGGGGAGCAAGACATCAACGCAGCCCTGGCCGAATTGGAGGACGAACAGCCGGCGCCGCAGATTCCGCCGCCGGAAGGGATGGTCGAGGTCAACGAAGACCTATCTGAGGCAGACTCTACGCGCCTGGCCACCATCATTCCCAAGCGCATTGCGACCCTGCCGGCGGGCTCGATGACGCAATCCGTGTTCATCGAACAGGCGGCGAAGGAGTTGGACGAGTTTGGCCGGCTATTCACTCTGGCGCTACGGCAGGAATGTCCGCAATCCGGCAAGGAAGGCGAGAGCGGCACCACCGCGGACTCCATCCGCTACGAGGTGGTGAACAAGACATCGCCCGATCTGGCGCTCAACGTCTACGCCGGCAACGCACAGCGGCCCGAGGTGGTCGTGAGAACGATCCTCTTCGGAAGCCGGGCGCATGAAATTCGCGCACACAGCCTGAGCAAACCGCTCACCTTCTTTTGGGCGAAGGGGCCGGATGGACCACGCATCTATCAGTTCCAAAAAGTGAATCACCCAGGGACCGAAGCCGACGACTTCTTCCAGCGCGCCTGGGATAGAGTTGCGCCGCAACGCCAGGCCATGATCCAGCGTATTGGCGCGTTAGCGAACGAGGTGATCAGCAAGCGAGGGTATAGGAAGGCATAAGATGGAACCGACTGAATCGAATCCCAATCGCGTCAAGGACGTCATCCTGATTTTGGCTTTTGTGAGCGTCGTTGCGGCAACCTGGCACGTCGCGTTGAGCATCCAAAGCGTTATCGCCAGTGGCATCGTGCTGCTGGCAATGACGACGCTGACGCTCGTCATCGCGGCCGCCGTTGCGCATGGCCCCAATCGGCCAAAATGACCAGATCAGGCGTTCTGCGTTGACGTATAATCCAATCAATTGAATACGGGATGCGGCGTATAGGTCGCATCAATTCCGCATAAGTGGAAAGTCACGCGGTGCCTCTTTTGAGGCCCGCGTTTTTTTTATTTTTCACGATGCTAAATTCAACTTCAACCACGACCGATAACACGCTTGCCGAGGCCGGCGCCAAGCACACCCGCGCCGAGTATGAAGCGCTGGAGACGAAGCATGAACTGCTGAAGAAGAAATTCCGCATCATGCAACAGGCAATCCGCATGATCGTTGGGCTCTACGGGAACAGCGACGACATCAGCGAATTGGCACCAACCATGCAAGCGCCGGCCGCCGGCGTGCCTGACCTGGGCTCAACCATTGCCGGAGTGGTACACGAGGCGTTTGGCGCACAGAACATCGCGGACTACCTGGTGGCAAACACTCACCGGGAATTCACGATGTACGCGGACGATCTGTTGGCTGACGGCGCGATTAGCCAGGATTCGCGTATTGCCTTATCGCATGCCATTGGCGTGGCGCTTGACACCCTCAACGCCACCATCGATAGCGACCCGCTTCTATTGTGCCTGCGCAGTGCGCCGGTTAATCCGGACACAGCCCCCGATCCGGCGGTGGTCGTCGCTCCTTCCGGTGCCACGGTCATGCCGGACGTTCCTCAGATCGTCGATCCAGACGATGAAGCAACTATTTCGGGTATCACCGCCTCGGCTCCGCCGGCACAACCCACCGCTTCCGGTAAGCCAATCCAGGAAGCCGCACGCGCGTCGGCGCTAGGCACGCGCGAGCTGCGTGAGACGGTGCTTCGCGAAGCGTATGTTGACGACACCGGAAAGATCGATGGCGTCATTGTCGCTGAGGGCTTGAGCTTGAATGGAAACTATTACACCCAAGCGGCCCTCCAATCAGGACTCGAGATTTTCAAGGGCAAGCCAATCTACATCGATCACCCCTCAAAAACCGAGGAAGCCGACCGGCCTGAGCGTAGCGTGCGGGATCTCGTCGGGCGCATCGCAGAGACCTATTTGGGCACCAACCGTGAAGGCAAGCCGGCTCTACGCCATAAGTCCATCGTGAGCAAAGCTGAACAGGCGCTACTCACAAAAGTGGGCGAGGGCATTGCCGGCGACATGTCCATCAATGCCACGGGCAGCGGTTCGCAAGACCCGACCACGGGGAACTTCGTCGTTGAGGCCTTCACCGACGCCGTTTCGTTGGATTTCGTCACCCGCGCGGCGGCGGGCGGGGACGCAACTTTGGTTGAGAGCGCGCGCGGCACGAACGACACGCCCGCGGCGCAAAACATTCACGAGGAGGCATCTATGCCTGTATCACTCAAAGAAGCGCAGCGGCAGCACAAACAATTGATCGCAGCCGTGCGCGCCGGGCGTGCTCAGGTCCGCAAATTGAAGGCTGAGCAAATCGTGGCCGAAGCGTTGGGCAAGTCGCAGCTCCCATTGGCGTCGCAAGCGCGTATCCGGGCCT